GCAAAAGCAATCGCTGATATAGAGAAATTAAAGGTAGTTAGAGATAATGAAGCAAATGCTCTTGAAGATAAGATTGCAGCAAATGAAGAGATAGGTAGAATAGAAAAGGAAAGGGTTGCAAGTGCTACTTCATTAGCTAACCAAGAATTAGCATTGATTAGAGCGACTATGAAAGAAAGGGGTGATTCAACTGAATTATTAGATGCTGAAGCAGATAAACAATTAGAGTTACAAGAATTACGAAGTGAGAATGCGGGTATTGAAACCGAACAAGCAAATGCTAAAACTGCTTTACTTACAGAATCATTCGAAAAACGTGCTTCTTTAATTGATAGAGAGCTAGAATTTAACGCTATATTGGAAGAAGATGCTGTAAAATTAGCAGATGCAAGAATAAAAGCGGAGCAAGATAAATTAAATGTATTAACAAATTTAGGTCTTCAAGAAAAACAAACATTTATAGACCAACAAACAGCTTTAAAATTGGCCCAACAAGAGGGTATTAAAGCAAGATTAGATGCTGATAAAGAAGCTGCTGATGAACTTGAATCTTTAAGAGTAAGTGATAACAAGAAACAAGAAAAAGATGCAAAAGAATTGGCAAAACTTAAATTAGATGTTGAAAAAGATGTTACTGACCAAACACTTAACTTTGCTAATTCGTTATCATCTGCATTAGGAGAAAATAGTAAAGAAGCATTAATTATCCAAAAAACAGTTGCACTTGCACAGATAGGTGTAGATACTGCAAAGGCAATTAGTTCTTTAACTGCAAACTCACAAGGAAATCCTGCTAATGCGGTTACCTTCGGTGGAGCTGGTATAGCCCAATTCGCTGCTGGTATATTACAGATAGGTGCTAATATGGCCCAAGCATATACGCTATTAAAACAACCTGCTCCTCAAATTGGTGATGGTGGTGATGCTGGTGGTAGTGCTCCACAAACACAACAAACAAGTCCTGCTGATATATCATTTAGAGGTCAAAGTGCTGGTGCTGAACAATTTGGAGCACAAACGACTATTAGAGCATACGTTACTGAGAGTGATATTACAACTTCGCAGAACAATGCAAATAGTATTCAACAATTAAGTCAGATAGGATAATTAAACAAATAAGATAAATTTATATATAATATTATGGAAAAGAAATTACTAATAGAATTGTTTATTGACGAAACAGATGGAGATAATGCTTTGGATTTAATATCATTTGTAAGTGCTCCTGCCATAGAATCTAACTTTATGCATTTCAATAAAGAAACAGAAAAGTTTAAATTTAAATCTACGGATGATGAAAAAAGAATTGTTACAGGTCCAGCTATGATATGTAACAAGGAAATTATAAGAATAGATGGAGAAGGTAATCCTTACTTTGTATTCTTTACAGAAAAAACTGTTAGGCAATGTCAAGAATTATTTGCAAAGCACGGTAAGACTAAATCTACTAATTTTGAACACGAGGGTTTATTAAATGATGTAACTGTTATTGAATCTTGGATTGTTGAAGATAATACTAACGATAAATCTAATGTTTTAGGTTTTTCTGATATACCAAAAGGAACTTGGATGGTATCTTATAAGGTAGATAATGATGAATTATGGGAAAAAGTTAAAGATGGTGAAGTTCAAGGATTCAGTATTGAAGGTATCTTTTCGCAAAATTTAATTACTATGAGCGAATCAAAAGAAATACAAGAATTTCAAGATGTTGAAGATGAACATATTAACAATTTAAGACAAATATTATTTGATGATAACCTTGATTATGAACAAAAATATGCAGAAGTTCAAAGATGGAAATCAAAATTAATATAAAAATTAATATAAAAAGTTGAACAAATAAAAAAATATATATATATAATTATGAAAAGAAATAAATTTATTGATACACTAAAATCTGTATTCTCTTTAGTAGAGGATAAAGAATTGGAAGATGAGACTGTAATTAAAATGGAAGATATGATAACTAAAGATGGTGCTACTTTAAGAATTAAAGAGGACGAATTATTAGTTGGAGTTGAAGTATTCTTAGTCAAATTGGAAGATGAAATCGAAAGTGAAGAAGTTGCACCAGATGGTGAGTATTCATTTGAAGATAAAGTAATAACAATTTTAGAAGGTAAAGTTTCTGAAATAGTTGAAGTTGAACAAGAAGAAGAAGTTGTTGAAGAAGAACCAAAAGAACCAATTGCTGAAGTTGAATTATCACAAGAAGAAGTTTCTGAAACTGAAAAAAGATTAATTTCAATTGAAAAAGCATTATCTAATTTATCAGAAAAAATGAGTTCAATTAATGAATTAGAGAAAATGGTTACTAAGTTATCTGGATTACCAAATGATGAAGAAATTAAATTATCAAAAACAGAATCAAACAAAAAAGTTCCTAACGCTAAATTGAACGATAGAGAACAAGCATTAAATTTCTTTTCAAAAAGAAAATAACAATTAATTATAAATAAAAAAAAACAATAAAGATGAGTTTAAATGTAAGTGGATTATCTGTATATACAGACGAAAATAAAATGGAATTGATTAGAAAATCAGTTTTAGAAGGAAGAACAATGGAATATGTAACTATTCAACCAGATATTAAATCAAGTGCTACTATTAATATTATTGATAGTACATTAGTTGGTCAAGCTGGAAGTTGTGGTTGGAACGAAGATGGTTCTACTGTATTATCACAAAGAGCATTATCAGTTTTTCCTATTAAAGTAAACGAAGCAATTTGTTTAGATACTTTAGAGAAGTATTACACACAAAAAATGATGAATCCAGGTTCTTACAACGAAGAAATTCCTTTTGAGCAATTGTATTCTGAAGATAAAAGTGCAAAAATTGCTTCAATGTTAGAATTAATTATATGGTCAGGTGATACTGATGAATCAGGAAACTTAGCATTAGCTGATGGTTTCTTAAAAGTTATTGATGCAGAAGGTTCAGTTATTGATGGTAATGTTGGTTCTGAAACTTCTATTACTGCTGCAAATGTTATTGATATTGTTGATGGAATGGTAGATTCAGTACCTGCAGATATTATAAACGCTGACGACTTAGTATTGTTTGTTGGTTATGATACTTACAGAACATACGCAAAAGCACTTAGAGATGCTAATTTATTTGCATATAGTGGAGCTGAAAACCAAGGTCAAGAATTTTCTCAAATGGTTCCAGGTACTAATGTTAAATTAGTTGCTGTTAAAGGAATGAATGGAACAAGTAGATTAGTTTTATCAAGAACTGCTAATATGTATGTTGGTGTTGATATGTTGAATGATGCAGAAGATTTTAGTATCTTTTATTCTAAAGACAATGACGAAGTTAGATTTTTAGCTAAATTTAAAATTGGAACACAACTGGCATTTCCAGAATTCGTAGTTGAATACACTAACGCATAATCGAAACAAAGATTAAATAAATAAATAAATCAGAATATGGGGGATGTATTCATCCTCCATTTTCATTAATAAAAAAAAAATTATAAAATTATGAGTTGTATATTAGATAATGGCTACCAACTTGGGTGTAAAGACTCATTAGGTGGTATCAAGCAAGTATATATCGCATCTTTTAACGACGCTGAAGTATTTACATACGACGCGGAAGATGTTATAGACACTGCAACAGGAACGGAAGATTTTTATACTTTCGAACAAAGAAACGAACAAGGAGAATTTACACAAACAGGTAATCATTCAGTTGAAAACGGTACTAATTTCTGGGAACAAGTTGTTTCTTTGGTTTTTACTAAAAATGACGCAGCAGATAGAAATACATTAAAAGTTCTTGCACAATCTACTTTATTAGTAATTGTAAAAGACCAAAATGGAATCTACTGGTTAGTAGGAGAAACAAATGGTGCAGATTTAACAGCATCTACAGCATCTGCTGGAAAAAGTTATTCTGATTTGAATGGAACGACTATTTCTATTACAGGAAAAGAAGCCGCTCCAGCAAGAGAAATGTCACAAGCTGCATTTGACTCGTTGACAGTCATTTAATTAAATAGGTTTGATTAAAAAGAAAGGGTAACTAAATTAATAGTTACCCTTTTTTGTGTTTATATATGTTTTTCTTATTAAATATGTTTCCAAATCTTTCTTTATTTAATCACCCAAAAAAAAACAAAAGTATTGTTATTATATATTATTTGTATGATATACCTAAAACAAGACGAAATTAACAGAGTTGTTGTTACTTTAACAGAAAATACAACAATACAAGCCCCAATATATTTTCTTTTTGAATTTATTTCGGATGATACAAAATTTGCAAAAGTGTTTACTGCTGAAGATATTAGTTCTAATATTTGTAGATATAATGAATTTATTATAGAATTAACTGATGGGCCTGAAAATTTATTAGAGGGTATTATTAATTTAAATTTAAATGGATATTATAAATACAACGTATATCAACAAAATTCACCTACTAATTTAGATATTAGTTTAGCAGATGGTATAGTTGAGAATGGAATTGTCTATGTATCAGGTGATATAAAACCTAATAGACAATCTTATAACAATGATAATAATTACATAGCGTATCAATAAGATAGTTCATTAGAAGCGTTCTATTTAATTAAATAAAGACAAATAATTTATGAAAGATAATAAAAATACACAAATAAAAATGATTTCTGCACCAGCAAGTGCTGTTGAGGCACCTGTATTTAAGACTGTTAATAACAAATCTTATATTTTATATGGTGATAAAAATAATTTCCCTGAAATACTAAAGGAAATGATGAATACTTCTTCACTACATAATGCTATTTTGAAAAAGAAAGCAGATATGAGCGCAGGTTTGGGCTTTGTTGAGAATGAAGCACTGAAAGATTTTATTTTAAATGTAAATGGTTCTGAAACTTTAAACCAAATTGTATATAAAAATAGTTATGATTTAGCATTATATGGTGGATTTTGTTTTCTTGTATATTGGAGTAAAGATAAAAAGAGTATTGCAAGAATACAATATATGGATTGGAGTAAAGTTCGTAAGATGAAAGAACTAAATGATGATTCTGATATTGCAATTAGACAAGAACAAGGTGTTGATTTCTTTGAAATATCATCGGATTGGTCACAAGAAAGGAAATCACAATATAAACCTAAGATAGTTCAAGGGTTTTCTAAGGACTTTAATGATGCAAGTACTCAATTAGTTTATGTTCCGATGTATAGACCAGGTTGTGAAGATTCATACCCATTACCAGATTATCAAGCTTGTAGCACATATATTGCATTAGACACTGAAATTAGCTCTTGGCATCTTAATTCTGTAAAGAATGGGTTTAGTCCAAGTTTAATGATTAATATGGTTGGTGTTCCAAGTGATGATGAAATGATTCAATTTCAAAGAAAAATAGAACAACAATATGCTGGGAGTTCTAACGCTTCTAAGGTTATATTAACAATTAGTGAAGATGAAACACAGATACCTCAAATTACACCTCTTACACTTAACGATTCTGACCAAAGATATAAAGATTTAGCAGAACAAGTTAAAGAACAAATAGTTATTGGACATAGAGCTTCCAATGCAGCCGTAGGGATTGCTACTGCTGGTAAATTAGGTTCAAGTAATGAAATAATAGAAGCAGAAGCAATGTTTAAAAAAAATGTAATTGACCAATATCAGTTTTTATTAACATCATCATTTAATAGAATTGTTAATATAAATAATTTAAATGAAGAATTAGAATTAGAACAAAGTATAACATTTGATTTAGATAATGTTGTTGAAGATGATGATAATGAAGTACTTAAAGAAATTAAAGAATAAAATAAAAAATAAAGATTATGCCAAATACAAAGATATTAATGGTTACCGCAGATTATTATAAGAGAAATTCTGTAACTAACTTGAACGTAGATGATGAATATATCATCCCACATATTATTAAAGCACAAATACACATAGAACGTGTTTTAGGTTCTAATTTATTCAATTTAGTAGGGTCTGAAATTACATCTGGTACTGTTAATCCAAGAATAGTTACACTTTTAGAAAATTATATACAACCTGCATTAGTAGAATGGGTTACTTATATTAGTTTACCTTATTATAATTTTAAGATAACCAATAAGGCCGTTTCTAAAAAAAGTTCTGATAATTCGGAACCGGCAAGTTTACAAGAAATTAACTTCCTTAGACAAGACATTAGAGATGATGCGGAGTATTTATCAGATAGAATGACAAAGTTCCTACAAACGAACCTATCGACATATCCAGAGTACGCTACAGGTAATGGTGATTATGATGATATTAAACCAAGTAAAAAGAATTTCTTTGGAGGTATATTTTTACAAGGAAACGACTTAGGTAATGGTGATGGGTCTGATAATCCAAACTGTTGTTAAAAAAAATATATAAAATGAAAAGTTTACTATTAAAATTATTATCTATACTAATAATATGGATTTCTCCTATTGCAGATGCTTTATTAGGTATTGGTATATTAATATTTTTAGATTTAGCTATGGGTTTAATTGCAGCACATAAATTAAAAATACCAATTACAAGTTCAAGATTGAAAAATACTGGTGTTAAGTTATTGGTTTACAACCTATTAGTCATAAGTGCTTTTGTTGCTGAATCTAAATTAGCACCTCTAATACCTTTCATAAATATCTGTACATTTTTTATTGCAACTATTGAAATAACAAGTATATCTGAAAATTTTGAAAAGATAACCGGTTTGCCTTTCTTGAAATTCATAAAAGATAAACTAAATGATAGACTAAACAATAAAGACCAAAAGTAAGGGATTAAATATAATAAGAGTTTGTTCGCTCTTTAACAATTTTACTTATCCCTTGCTATTAATTTAGTAAGGGTTTTTTCTTTTCGATTCTTAGTTGATTAAATAGTATATAAAAATAAGTATATGTAATGACAAATTCAACAAAAACAGTAAAAACAACAAAGATAGTAACTAAAATTACATTTATTCTAGTTGCAACCTTTATTATATTAAAGCTAACCTCAGATGAATTTATTTCCTTGTTCTAATATCAAGTTATAAACAAAATTTATCTTTAAACACAAATAGTTAATTCTGTTTGTGTTTTCTTGTTTCTAAGAGATTCTAATATATTTTGTAAGTACTTATATCAAATTGTTATTAAAGTCTATTAGAAGTGATTAAAATAGTCTTAAAATAGATTGTAAGGGTAATATAAGTGTTTAATATACTAACAAACACCAATAAAAAGAAATCCAAATATTAAAATTAAATCTATATATTTTAATAATCTCTTAAAATAAGAAAAAATCCTTGTAATAATCCTTGTAATAATATCCTATTTTCCTATAATTATCAAACATCCAATAAGTCACTAAAATCAAGGGTTTATGTCTAGTTGTCCACACATATAATATATTATTACTAATTACTATATAGTTAATATTTATTTTTATTTATTATATTTTTATATAAATTATCTTAAAATAAATAAACTCTTATACCGTAAACAAATAATCATTCTTAATATATTCCTTACAAAATCTTTTTTTATAAATTAACTTTACATCTAAGAGATTCTAATATATTTTGTAACTACTTATATCAGATTGTTATTAAAGTCTATTACAAGTTATTAAAATACTCTTAAAATAGATTATAAGGTATATTGACAAGGAGTCTAAATCCCTATTGGTTAATTCTAATAGGGATTTTCTTATTAAAAATGATATTTTTTGTACTACTTTTAAATATCACTTATAGTTACTATCCTTACTACCACTACTCTGTATCTCTACTT